CCCCTCCCGTAGAGGACTGGGGGCGCTAGGTCCGATCTATCTACGGCGTTTTTCCACACCGCCCGGAGGAGGTCGCGATGGCGCGCAAGCCCGCCCTCCGGGTCGCGACCGAGCAGGACGTTGCCGCCGCGGAGCCCGCGAAGAAGCTCACGGTCGCCGAGGCCGCGGCCACCGGCGACCACCGCGCGCTGCTGGTCGCGATGCGTGAGCGGATCGCGCAGACCGTGAGCAACCCCGACTGCCCGCCGCGCGATCTGGCCGCGCTCACCCGACGCCTGCAGGACATCGCCTCCGAGATCAAGGCGATCGACCTGCGCGCGAAGGAGGAGGGCGCCGATGCCGACGACGTCGCCGAAGACGAAGAGTGGGACGAGGAAGCTCTCTGAGGTCGCCAAGCACCTGACGGTGCCGACCGACATCACCTCGACCGGCTGGCCGGCGGTGCGGAACACCTGCCGCGACAAGCTCGGCGTGCGGTTCGACGACTGGCAGGACCAGATCGGCCGGATCATCCTCGCGAAGCGGTCCGACCGGACGCTGGCGGCGATGATCGACGGCGTCGGGATGTCGCTGCCTCGCCAGGTCGGGAAGACTTACCTCGTCGGCGCGCTGGTCTTCGCGCTGTGCATCAACCAGCCCGGCCTGCTGGTGATCTGGTCGGCCCACCACTCCCGCACCCACGGCGAGACGTTCCTCGCGATGCAGGGCTTCGCCGACCGGGCGAAGGTCGCCCCGCACGTGCAGCAGGTCTACACCGGGTCGGGCGACGAGGAGATCCGGTTTCACAACGGCTCGCGGATCCTGTTCGGTGCCCGGGAGCGCGGCTTCGGTCGCGGCATCCCTGGCGTCGACGTGCTGATCTTCGACGAGGCTCAGATCCTCTCCGACAAGGCGCTCGCGAACATGCTCGCGACGATGAACACTTCCCACTTCGGGTTGCAGCTGTACATCGGGACGCCGCCCAAGCCGGAGGACATGTCCGAGGCCTTCACCCGGATGCGGAACGAGGCCCTGGCCGGCACGCTGACCGACGGCGCGTGGATCGAGCTCGGCGCCGACGACGACGCCGACGTCAACGACTGGAAGCAGCTGGCGAAGGCGAACCCGTCCTACCCGCACCGCACGCCGAAGCAGTCGATCCTGCGTCTCAAGCGCAAGCTGACCGACGAGGACTTCCGCCGCGAGGGCATGGGCGTGTGGGACGTCATCGGCTCGGCGTCGGTGATCGACACGATCACCTGGCACGAGGACCGAGACCCAGCGTCGATGGCGATCGACCGGCTCGCCCTCGGGATCCAGGTCTCCCCGGACCGCACGATCACGACTGTGGGCCTCGCCGGCCAGCGTGCCGACGGCCTGTGGCACGTCGAGGTCGACGAGCAGCGGAACGGCGTCGACTGGGCCGTCGACTGGGTCGCCGACCGGTGCACGAAGAACAACATCCGCGCCGTCGTCATCGACGGGCAGTCCCAGGCCGCGACGCTCGAGGACGCCCTCAAGGCTCGGAAGATCACGGTGACCGTGATCGGCACCCGCGAAGTCGCCGCTTCCGCTGGGACGTTCGTCGACAAGGCGATCGGGACCCCGGCCGGCGTCGACGCCGACGGGAAGCCGGTCGAGGCCGAGCCACCAACCCTCCGTCACCTCGACCAGCCGCTCCTCAACGCCTCTAACGGCGCGGCCGGCAAGCACGAGGTCATGGGCGGCAAGTCCTGGGTGTGGACGGCGAAGCACGCCGCCCTCGACATCACCCCCACCCAGTCCGTCTCCCTCGCGCTGTGGGGCGCCATGAACTCCAACGTCAAGAAGCCGGCGCGGAAGCGCACAGGCGGCCGGAAGGTGGTGACTGGCTGATGGCTCGCAAGACCGACAAGCTGATCCGCGTCCCGGACCTCGACCACGCCGAGCAGAACGCGCTCGACGAGCTGGTGGTGCAGTGGCGGGCGAAACGGCCGCGGAACAACCTCCGCGCCGGGTTCTACGACATGAAGAACGCCACCCGGCAGCTCATGTCGACCACCGCGCCGCCGTCGGTGAAGCGGAAGGCCTTCGTGCTCGGCTGGTCGGCGATGAGCGTCGACAAGCTCGCGCGTCGCTGCAAGCTCGACGGGGTCTTCGACGTCTCCGGCAACGACCTCGGCTCGCTCGGCCTGTCCGAGGTATGGCGGAAGAACCGGCTCGGCTCGGAGATCTCGCAGGCAGGTGTGTCCTGCCTCATCCACTCGGTGTCGTGGCTCGTCACGACCCAAGGCGACGAGACCGCCGGCGAGCCGAAGGCGCTCATCACGACCCGGGACGCAGCGACGGGCACCGGCCGTTGGAGCACCCGTCGTCGAGCGCTCGACGCGTTCCTCTCGATCAACGAACTCGACCAGCGCGGCGAGCCGGTCGACATGACGCTCTACCTGCCGGACCTCATCATCATGATGACCCTGGTCGGCGGCGTCTGGAAGGCCGAGCGCAAGGACCACAAGTACGGCGTCCCGGTCGACCCGATGCGCTACAAGCCGCGGATCGGCCGCCCCTTCGGCTCCTCGCGGATCACGCGCGCCAGCATGTCGATCCACAGTCAGGCGCTCTCGGTGATGATGCGCGCCGACGTGAACGGCGAGGCCTACTCGCTGCCCCGCTACGCGCTGCTCGGCGCCGGCGAGGAGGCGTTCCGCAACGCCGACGGCTCGCCGAAGGCCGCGTGGCAGGCCGCGTGGGACGCCGTGTGGGCGATCGGTGACGACGAGGAGCTCGCCGACGACAAGAATCCGCTCGCGCGTGCCGACGTGAAGCAGTTCCACGGGCAGTCCCCGGAGCCGCAGAACGCGCACCTGCGGATGCTCGCGCAGGTGTACTCCGGCGAGACCAGCATCCCGCTGGGCGAGCTCGGCATCATCGGCGACTCGAATCCCACGAGCTCCGAGGCGCTGCTCGCGTCGCGCGACGACCTCATCGCCACCGCCGAGTCGACCACCGACGACTGGGACCCGGACGTCTCCTCGGCCGTCACGCGCGCGCTGGCGATGACCAATGACACGCTGCCCGAGAACCTCGACATCCGCGGCCAGTGGCGCCCCGCGCAGCACTCCTCGCGGGCCGCTGCGGCCGACGCCGGGTCGAAGATCATCGACAAGCTGCCCTGGCTCGCGGAGACCGAGGTCGGGCTCGAGGTTCTCGGCCTCACTCCGGACCAGGCACGGCGCGCGATGAACGACCGGCGCCGCGCTGAGGCCCGCGCGCTGCTGAACCGTGCCACCCAACCGCCGGCGCCGGTCCCGGGCAATGCCGACAGCGCCGCCTGAGCAGGTCCGCGGAGACCTCCAGAGCCTCACCACGCTCGCCGCCGAGCAGGTCGCCGCCATCGGCGCCTTCCGTGTCGGCGACACCGCCGAGTCCGTCCGTGCCGCGCTGTTCGACGCCGCCGAGGTCATCGCGGAAACGCACCGGGCCGCCGCCGCCGAGCTCGCTGTCGCCTGGTACGACCAGCTGCGCGAGGCCGCCGACCTCACGAGCACCTACCTGGCCGCCCCGGTCGCCGCCGTGGACCTCAAGGCGCTGCAGACCACGGTCGCGGTCGCGACGACGTCGCTGTACGACCTGATCCAGGCGGACATCGACCGGCAGGCTGCCGAGTACGAGGAGCAGCTCGTCGCAGCGGTCGACGCCTCGGTCGCGGCGATGAAGGCCGACCTGCAGAAGGAGATCGCCGCGGGGTTCCGCGACACGATCCTCGAGAACGTCCGTGAGGACCCTGATGCGATCGGGTGGCGCCGGTTCACCGCGGCGAGCGATTCCTACGACGACGGCTGTCGGTTCTGCCGGTTCCTGGCCGATAAGGGCGCGATCTTCACCCGTGCGACGGCGCGGTTCGCGGCCCACAAGAAGTGCCACTGTCTCGCTGGGCCGGCCTTCACAGGCGACGACGGCCCGCGGGCGAGCGTGATGCAGTACGTGGCGTCGAAGCGGAAGCGCACCAAGGCCGAGAACAAGCGGCTTCGTGACCTGCTGGACGATCGCTACGGGCCGGAGGAGCGCGTCCCGGCTGCTGATGGTGGCGGGCGAGGCGGGAAGCCGCCGGGGAGCCGCCCCGGTCCTGCTGGCGCCGATGACGGGCTGCCTGACCGCAGCGACAGCGCCGCGTGGGACGCGTACTGGGACCGCCGGAGGGCAGCACTCCCTGCGGCGTACAACGCCAAGGAGATGCTCCCGCCGCTCGAGGTCGAGTTCGCCGAGCGGATGCACGCCCTCGCCGAGGACATCGAGTGGATCTCACAGGCCGGAACTGCGGCCCGCATCGACCCGAAGACCGGCAACTGGCTTCCTGTCCACGACTTCAAGTGGGGACGGTTCGACACCGAGTGGGAGCACAAGGGCCTCGAGCCCGGCACCCCTGTCGACGCGGTCCACATCGCTCGCCAGATCACGAAGTCCACCAAGAAGGGCAAGCTCCGCGTCGTCGTCGATGTCGGTGACCGGGCGCTTCCCGATGGCACTCTCGACGAGCTGAGCCGCTACAACCTCAACCCCGCTCGGCCTTCCGCCGCGGCGGTGTGGGTGATGGCCCAGGGCCAGCTGCACAAGGTCGATCTCGCCGATCCGGCGGCCGAAAAGTGACGGAGCCGAGGCACGCTCCCCGCGGCTAGCAGGGGTCCTCGGCTCCGTCTCCAAGGTACCACCGCGTACCTCCACCCTCCACCCCATCGCGGGGGCAAGCGCCCACGGCAGCGCTCAATGCCGGGCCACACCTGACGAGGCAACGGGAGAACAACATGCACCGACTCAAGAAGCCGATCCAGCTGTTCACGGCACCGGCCCCCAGCGAGGGCGGCAACGGTGGCGAGGGCGGCGAGGGAGGCGCCGGCGGCGAGGGCCAGACCTTCACCCAGGCCGACGTCGACCGGCTGGTCGGCAAGGCCCGGACCGAGGAGCGTCGCAAGGTCGGCGAGAAGTACGCCGACTACGACGACCTCAAGGCGAAGGCTGACGGCGCCAAGACGCTCGAGGACCGCATCGCGGAGCTCGAGTCGAAGGGAACCGAGGCCGCCCAGCGTGCGCTGCGTGCCGAGATCGCCAGCGAGTTCGGCATCAGCACGAAGCGCGGCGAGAAGGGCGAGCCGTCCGACGCCGACCTGTTCCTCACCGCCACGGACGAGGACGGGCTGCGGAAGCAGGCCGAGCGGCTGGCCGGTCGTGAGTCGGAGCGCAAGAAGAAGAACGCCCACGTCCCCCGCGAGGGCGAGACCACGAAGACCCCTGCTGTCGAAGGCAAGCGCGCATGGCTGCGCTCGCTGAAGGACGAGGGCTGACCTCCCGAGAAAGGGGAGATCCATGGCTGCACTGAACACCACCGACGTCACCCTCCCGTCGCAGATCGTCGACGGGATCGTCGAGAAGACCAAGACCAGCGGCACCATCCCGGCTCTGTCCGGTCAGGAGCCCATGCGCTTCGGCGACGTCACCATCGTGACGTTCGACGACGAGCTCACCGCCGAGTTCGTCGAGGAGTCCGGCGCGAAGACCGAGGACGACGCCAAGCCCGGCTCGGTCAAGGCCGTGCCGCACAAGGCCGTCGTCAACTTCCGCACCAGCGACGAGTTCCTCATCGCCGACGAGGACTACCAGCTCGGGATCCTCGACGCGTTCGAGGAGAAGTGCGCGCGTGCGCTGGGCCGTGCGCTCGACCTGGGCGCGTACTACCGCCTCAACCCGCGCACCAACACCGCGATCGCGACGTGGACCAACTACCTCAACACGACCACCAACCGTGTCGAGATTACCCCTGCGTCGCAGCCCGACCTCGACTTCGAGGCCGCGGCCGGCCTGGTCATCGGCGACGGCTACCGGCCGACCGGTGCGGCGTTCGACCCGACCTACGCGTGGACCCTGTCCACCGCGCGGTACGCCGACGGCCGCAAGAAGTACCCCGAGCTCGGCCTCGGTGTCGACGTGTCCAGCTTCGAGGGTCTGCGCGCCTCGGTGTCGAGCACGGTCTCCGGCAAGCCGATCGACGGCCACGCCGCGGACAACAAGGTCCGTGCGATCGTCGGCAACTTCGAGCGCGGCCTGCGCTGGGGTGTCCAGCGGACCTTCCCGTTCCGGATGCTCGAGTACGGCGACCCGGACAACACCGGGCGCGACCTGGCCGGTCACAACGAGGTGCTGTTCCGGGCGGAGGTCATCTACGCCTGGTACGTCTTCGTCGACCAGTTCGCCGTCATCGAGGACGCGGCCTGATGGCGCGGCTGATCGCGCCGAACGGCGCCACCGTCAACGTGTCCGACGAGAAGGCCGAGCGCCTCCTCGCCACCGGCTACCGCCGCCCCGGCGGCAAGGCCGAGAAGAGCGAGCCCCCGGCCTCCCGGTGGGCGAAGGTCAACAAGCCCGAGCTGCTGGCGGAGATCGAGAGGCGCAACGCCGACCGTGCGGACGACGTGAAGATCGCGCCGGCCGACGACAAGGTCGGCACCCTGCGCGAGGCGCTCGACGCGGACGACGCCGCCACCGCGGCCTCGGGCGACTGATCGGAGGGCGGTGCGGTCATGGCTGTGACCCCTGAGACCATCGCGGTCGCCCTTGGCCGCACCGCCCCCGAGGTCGACTCGGCCGAGTTCAAGCAGTGGGAGCTCTGGATCTCCGACGCGCTCATGTTGATCGAGGCGCGCCTGGTGGGCAGCGGCTCGGGACAGGTCGCTTCGATCGAGGACCTCGACCCCGTCAAGCTGGACTACGTCGTCCGGGAGGCCGTGGTCGACCACGTCCGGCACCCCGACGACGCTACCCAGGTCACCACCGCGGCAGATGACGTCACCTCCGCGCGGACCTACCGGTCCGGAAAGGGTCGTGTCACGATCCGCGACGAGTGGTGGGACCTGCTGGCGCCCAAGTCGAGCAGCCGAGCGTTCTCCGTGCGACCGCAGCCCACAGGCACCGGGCACGCCCCGTGGTGCAGCCTGCTGTTCCCGGGCGGCATCACCTGCTCCTGCGGCGCCAGTCTCACCGGCGGCCCGTGGATCTACGAGCCGGCGGAGGGCTGATGAGCCTCTACGACGACCTGCGCCGCGACCTGCCCGACATGCGCCGCCAGGCCGAGTCCCTACTGACCCTCACCCTCACCGCCTACTCCCCGGCCGGGCTTGTCCCCGACGCAGACGGCTACAAGGTCCCCTCGTACACCCCCGAGGGGGCGACCTTCGGCAAGGTCCAGGGCGCCCGCGGGAAGGACACCACCACCCGCTACGTCCGCCTCGGCGACGTCGACCGCCCTGTCCTCGAAGGTGGCCTGCACATCCCGCTCGGCGCGAAGGTCCCTGTCGCCGGCGAGCAGCGCGGCCAGGCCGGCGGCGCCTGGGAGTACGAAGTGACCGCTGTCGGCCCGCTCGACGACCCCGCGCTCCTCGGACGCCGGTACATGGTCGTTAACGCCCCCGCGAAGTCCTTCGCCTCCACCCGACGTCTCGACGTCATCGAGCTCTAGGAGGCCAACCGTGCACGTCAAGGTCCGCCACCGCCTCGACCGGCTCGAGGCCGACCAGAACAGGGCCGCCACCGAGTTCCTGCCTAAGGCCCACCGGGCCGTGAAGCAGTCCACCGACTTCGGCCGCGACCTCGCCCGCGCGCTCGCCCGGGAGAAGGCCGGCCCGCACGGCAAAGCGTTCCACAAGCGCATCAACTCCGAGATGACCGGCCCGCTCGAGGGCGAGTTCGGCCCCGACGGCACCCCGAAGACCGAGTTCGTCGGCGTCGGCTACCGCCACGGCCGCAACACCGACCTCGAGAAGGCCGCCGACCGAGTAGGCCCCGACCTCGCCGCGCGCGTCCGCCGGATCCTGTCCGAGGTGCTGTGATGGCCGGCCTCGCGGACCGGCTCGCGGAGCACCAGGCCGCCGCCGTCACCTTCCTCGACGCCGCCGTCGCGCCGAAGCATGCCTACGCGCCTGACGAGGTCCCCTCGCCCCGGCCGGCCGAGTACGTCGAGGTCCTCGTCTCCGAGATGTA